ATTTAATTTTTAATCAAAAAGATGGATTTGTTTTTTACTGGGATAAAACATTAGGAACTAGCTCAAGGGCACAAAATTTAATAGAGTTATCTGACGCTGCACCTACAAAATCAAGAAAAGTTATTGTGTCTGAGAGAGATCGCCATGTTATTTGTTTTGGTGCAAACCCAATAGGACAAACTGCACAGGACAGATTGTTAATTAGATTTAGCTCACAAGAGAACCCATTTTTTTGGACACCAACTGCAACAAATACGGCAGGTGATTTAAGAGTAGGATCTGGTTCTGAAATTATTACGGCAGTAAAAACAAGACGAGAAATGATTGTTTTAACTGATACATCTGTTCATAGTATGCAGTTTATAGGTCCTCCTTTTACTTTCGGCATAAATCAATTAGCTAGTAACATAACTGTAAGAGGATTTAACACGGCTGTTGCAGTGGGGGATGCAGTATTTTGGATGGGTTATGATCGTTTTTATGTGTACGATGGTCGTGTTCAAGTTATCCCTTGTTCTGTAAGAGATCATGTATTTCAAGATTTTAACGAAACACAGTCTGATAAGGTGTATGCAGGTGTTAATTCAGCTTTTGGTGAAGTATTTTGGTTTTATCCATCACAGACAAATGCAGTTGCCAATGGTGGCACTGGTGAGAATGATAAGTATGTTGTCTACAATTATGATCAAAAGATTTGGTATGTCGGTAGTCTTGCACGAAGTTCTTGGATAGACAGAGGTGTGTATCAGTATCCAATGGCAACAGACTCTAACCTTGTATACAATCACGAAAAAGGTAATGACAATGATGGAACTGCATTTACATCATTTATTGAGTCTAGTCCGATAGATGTGCAAGATGGAGATCAGTTTGTATTTTTAAGACGTATGATACCTGACATAAGTTTCGACAATAGTGATTCAAATATAAGTAATGATAACAAACAAGCAGTGTTGTCCTTAAAAGCACAAAGAAGTCCAAATGGTGGTTTTGTAAAAACTTCTACCAATACAGTAACATCAACAACTGAATTAAATCATTTAAGGTTGCGGGGTCGATCATTTGGTCTAAGAGTGGAAAGCACAACTCAAGGTGTAAACTGGAGATTAGGTACACAAAGAGTAGATTTAAGAGCGGATGGAGATAGATGAGCAGACGATTAGTACCACCAACTTTTTCGTTGCCACCAGATGAATATGACGTACAATATTTTAACGACATGGTAAGAAGTTTAAGTCAATTGGTAACACAATTGCAAAATCCTGGTGAACTTCGAGGCACTAAGATTACTTTGACTGACTTGCCAACAAGTGATACAGATTTAGAAGTAGGTGCTTTGTTTAATGATAATGGCACAATTAAGGTAAAGACATAGACGAATAATAAAAAGTAAGGTAATATAAAGCCATGAGCCTAGGAAAACTTTTAAAAGATATAGCACCCGTCTTAATAGGAGCAACTTTAGGACCTGCTGTGGCTGGCACAACAGTCAGTCCCTTTATAAGTAGAGCTGTTGCAGGAGGCTTAACATCTAAATTAATGGGTGGCAAAACCAAAGATGCACTGAGAAACGCTCTGATTGCAGGAGTTGGTGGTGCTGCTTTCGATCAATTTAGTGGAGCAGATCAAGCTGTTACAAAAGCTGCAGACGGAACAATTGTTCGTGGATCTGTGGGTGGAGGACAAGGAAGTGGTGAGTTTTTAAGAACTGGTGCAAAAACATCAGGTTCAGCAGGTTCAACAACTATTCCTACAGAAGCTGCAACAAAAGGCATTGCAGAGACATTTAAGCCAAAAACATTTAGTGCAGAATTATTAAGTTCTGCTGGTTTAGGTGGTGACAATTTGTTAACAAGACTTTTAAACACACCATTGGGTGAAGGTCTAACTGCTGGACTAATAGCACAGTTATTATCTGGAGATGACGAAGACAAAGATACAAGAACATCTTTTGAAAGAAGACCTTTTGGTCAAGGTGGACCTGGTGGTCAGTTAGGTGGGATTACTTTTGCAGCAGAGGGTGGTAATATTATGGACTTTCCAAGACGAACAGGTGGAATAGATCCTTCTGAAGGCTCTGGAACAAAAGATGATGTGCCTGCTATGCTTATGGCTGGAGAGTTTGTTTTGACAAAGGATGCTGTAAAAGGACTAGGCGATGGCAACTCTAGAAAAGGCATACAAAGAGCTTATAATATGATGGATGAATTAGAGTCGAGGGCGTAATGGCAACACAAACAGTTGAAAATATTCAAAGATTACCTCCATTTTTAGAGGGTTTACAAAAAAGATTATTACAGACAGGTTTTGGTACGTTTGATGGAGACACACAGACCACACCTGGTTTACTAGATAGTCCTTTAAATCTACCACAATTCCAAATTGCTGGAATGGACCCATTAAGACAACAAGCTATCACGCTTGGTCAAAATCTTGCTGGTTCGTTTAGACCTTTTATTGAGGGTGCTGCTGGTCAAGCTCTTGCTGGACAACAAGCCCTAACATCAGGATTACAATTTTTACAACCAGATGCTATTCAGCAGTTTCAAAATCCTTTTCAGCAACAAGTGATTGATGCGACTATGGATCAGCTTAATAGGCAAGCTGATTTGAGAAGAGCTGGAGCAGACGCTGCTGCAGTTAGATCTGGAGCTTTTGGTGGATCAAGAGAAGGTGTGCAAAGAGCTGAGACAGAAAGAGGCTTGCAACAAGTTAAAGGTGATACTTTATCAAGATTACTCTCACAAGGCTTTTCAACTGCGTTACAAGCAGCACAAAATGCTGGTCGTTTATCAGGTGGTTTAGGTCAAGCTTTCGGCACATTAGCTGGCACTACAGGTGATTTAGGCAGATTACAACAGGCATTAGGTCAAGCAGACATATCACAGCTAACTCAACTTGGTGCACTAAGACAAGGACAGCAACAAGCACAGCTTGATGCTCAAAGACAGAATTTATTACAACAAGCACAAGAACCATTTACAAGGTTGCAACTCGGACAGAACTTATTACAAGGTATGCCAAGTGCATCTATACCTTCAACATTTCAACAGGCTACATCACCTGGTGCAAATCCATTTTTGCAAGGTATTGGTGCTTATACTACATTGTCACAAATTGCACCTTTTGGTGGCACAAAGTCTACATAGGGTAATGGTATGGTACAAGTTCCTGGTAAAATAACTACAAATACTGGCAGTGAAAAACTGGATAATATTTTAAGTAAAATTTTAAATTTTAACCTTAAAGATGTTTTAGGCGTAGGTGGACCTGGCTCAAAAAAACAAACTTTAAGTTCTGGATTAACAAAAGGTAGTGTTTTTGATCAAAATTTAGCAAAAAAACTAATAGAACAACAAAGTTTAAGTCAAACAGGTCAACCTCCTGGTGTTGTTGTTACTAATGGTAAATTAGATGATCCTATAAAAAAACCATTAGATTTAAATAAATTAATTGCAGAAAAACAAAAAATTGGTGATCCAAGTTTGATAGTGCCAGGTGAAGAATTTATACCATCTTTTGTTAAAGATGCTCCACCTAATGAATTTGATATAGGGGTAGGAGGAACTCCTGAAGATGGAAATGTCATAGATAAATCTTCATCTCCTAAATTTCAAGATCCTGTGGCAGATGCTGCTATAATAGCTGCACAAAAAGAATTTGATATAGCTTCAGCACCAGATGAAGATATGTATGCTGATGTGTTACAAGAAGAGGCTGCACAAAAAGCAGCTCAACCAACTGAACAAGAACAATTGTTCGCTAATATTATGGATGATTATAATAAAATGTATGGTAAAGGCACAGGTCCTGAAGGTCCAAAATCTATTGCTGAGTACAAACAAGATTTCGCAGAAGCTACTGGTATAGACATATCTGGAGAACCTGACAATCGTTCAGCACTGATGGCTTTAGGTTTATCTTTGATGCAGAACAGAGCTGGTAAAGGGTTTAATTTATCTAATATACTTGGTGAAGTTGGTCGTGCTGGTGAGGCAGCACTTCCTAAATTTGAAGCAGCTAAAAAAGAAGCTAGAGCTGGTCAAATAGCTGCTGGTAAGTTTGCATTGCAAGAACGTAAAGCTGATACAGCCGCAGAATTAGCATTTGCAAAAGAAAGAAGAGTAGCTTTGATGGCTCTTGGTAAAGAAGCTAGAGGTTATAAACAGCAATATCTTTTACAAGAACTTAAAAATAAAGCTAGTCTTGATGAAGCGTTATTAAAGGCAAAAGCTGAAGCAATAAAAAACAATAAGTTAGATTTATCAAAGTCTCTGACACAAGAGGTTCAAGGTGTAAAGGGTGTAAAAATACAGTTTGGTTTTGACGGAACTGGCAGTGAGAAAATATTAAATCCAGTATCTGCTGCAAAGGGTTTAGCCGATGGATATGGTAATATATTACAAGCAGAAGCAGCCATTACTCAATTAGAAGAAATATCAAAAGAGATAGCTGCGTCACCATCTCCAGCTTTAACAATTGTATCTGATAGAGTTAAATCAGTTTTGGCTTCTTTAGGTGTTGATCCTAAAAGTTTATTTAAAGAACAAAAATATACAGATGCAGATGGAAATAAAGTCACTATTCCAGCAATATCACAAGAAGCTACGGCTCGTGCTATACAAGACAGGCTTCTTGCACAATATAAAAGATTTTTAAGTCAAGAGACTGGAAATGGTATTTCTAATGTGGACTATCAAAACTTACAAAGGCAGATAGGTGAGATAACCGCCTTAACTAACCCACAAGAAAGATTAGTAAGATTACAAGAGCTTAAAAAAATCTTTGCTGTGCCAAAGAGAAGGATTGAGTCCTTGTTTGATCAACTAAACGACAGAGGTTTTCATGCTAATGACGATAATTATAACAGAACTCAAGAAATTTTATTTGACGTATTGAAAACATCTACTCCAGAATCCTTTAACAAAAACTTTCAATTAACTAATAAAGGCATTAAAATAATTAACGTATCAGGATTATAATGGGTATTTTAAAATTTAAAGTTGGCGATGAAGAAATAGGCTTTGAAATAAAAGGTGATAAACCAACTTTTAGTGAGCAACTTAAAATAGGTAGATATTTAAAATCTGTTCAAGCTGGTGAAAAAATAGATGAATTTGATCAACAACCAACAGATCCAAAATTACAATTTGATGTAACAACTGGTATAAAAAGTAATGCACTACGCTCTGCGTTAGGTGTAGCTGAAACAAAAGAGGAAGAAGATGCAATACTAAGAAAATTTGATCTTGATGATAGTGATTTTCTAAGAGATAAAAGAGGTAGATTAGCATTAACTCCTACGGGTGCTGCAAAGTTTGGTCAAGAAACAGATAAAAATATTTTAATAGATGAAGAGGGATTTAGTCGTTACGACTTTTCTGATTTATCTGGGATTGCACCTGAACTAATTGGTGGTGTTGGTGGAGCAATATTAGGATCAATTTTACTACCTGGTATTGGCACAGTAGCAGGCACAGCAATTGGAGCTGGTGTGGGTGCTGGTACTGGACAAGCAGTAGAAGAACTAGGCGAGACCATTGCTGGTGTGCAAAAACAAACACTATCTGAGGTAGGTAAAGATGTTGCAACAGAGGCAGCAATTGGTTTTATTGGTGATGGTGTATTTGGACTGCTTGGCAAAGCTTTTAGAGGTGGAAGAGCAGCTATGAAGCCAGGTAAAGATTTTACTCAAGAAGAACTTAAAACTGCTGGTAAATCAATACAATCACCACTTGATGCACAAGGAAGAATATATGCTGATGACCCAAGGATAGGTGTTTTAGCTAAGGAGGGTGATGTAAGTTTTGCCAAGTTAAGAGGTAAAATTAATCCTAAAAAGTTTTCTGAATTATCTGAGCGTGAACAATTACGATCTATAGAACGAGGTGGATTCGGATTATTACCAACCTTAACAGGTATAAGAGCTCCATCGCTAGTGGCTAGAATACAAGCTATTGGTGAAAAAATATTTAAAACATCAGATCGTTTAAAAAATAACAATGATAGAATTAGACAAGTTGTAGATGCTTACAAAAAACAAATAGGTGTTGGTGAAAATGTCACTGTAGGTGAGATAGGAGATTTGCTTGTAGAGGGTATCAAACAAGGGAACAAAAAACTTTTAAATCAACATAATAAAGCTATGAATGATGTTGTTAATCATTTAAACGACACTGTGGATGAATTTACAAACGCTACTTTAAATATTAAAAATGTCGATGATGATTTATTTACAATCCTCACTAACACATCAAAAGATACAGAGGATTTTGTCAAATCACAGTTTAAAGCAATTGATAAAATATTAATGGATGAAGGGTTAGGGTCCAAAGCAGTCGTTCCTATTGGTGTTTTAAAAGAAAAATTAAATAGATTGTTAAGAAAATATGGCAGTAGAATCAAAGCTGGTGGCGATCCAGATGGTGATGCAGTTGCAAAAATGGTTAGAGCTATCACACGAAAATCAACTGTTCCTAATCAAATAGATGATTTAACTGGTAGTGTAAGTTTCGAACAATTGTATGACATAAGACAAGCTTTAAGTAATATTAGGATGGATGGTGCAACATCTGGAACTATTCGTAAAGAATTAACTAACGTCACGGGAGATGGATTGTTAGACACTGTTGATCAAATTTTTACAAATCTTGGTCAAGGTGCGATTACTACAGGATTTAAAAGAGTTAAAGTTAAAGATGCTCGTGGAAATATAATACCTGGTCAATTTGAACAAAAGGCTCAAGTTAACAGAGAATTGTTTGAGACAATTACAAGAGATTTAACTGGAGAGAGAACACAAGCACTTAAAGATGCAGCCGAACAATTTGCTCAGGCTAGAGGTGCTTTTTTTGAAGCCAAAACAGCACAAGAAAAGTTATTTGATGTTACAACATTTAAAAAGTTTGAGGCTTCTGCAAGAAAAGAAGGCGTAAATGGTGCGATAGACCCTACCAATGTTAAAATTTATAGTCAAATAATTAAACCTAATTCTGGAAAACAGTTTAGAGCTTTTATGGACTATATTAGAAGTTATGCAAAAAAAGGTGGAGAAGCTGGAGAGGTTGTAGCACAAACTTTTAGACAAAGAGCCTTAAATCAGTTTTTGAAAGATGCAGTTGAGAGATCAAATCTTAACTCTGTGTCAAAAGACTTTAATGGCACAGCATTTAAAAAGGCTATTGACGATTTAGGTGATACAGCAGATGAATTGTTTGGTGCACAAAAAGATGAAATACTTAAATTAGCAAATGAGTTTGATGCTGTACGTTTTAAAGGCATAAGTGGTGAGGATGCTCTTACGCAACTTGAAAGTTTAAATCCCAATGCAAGTTTTCTCGACAATATGAAAGAGTTGCAAAAAACACAAAGACAATTAGATGCACAGCAAGCCAATGAAATACAGAAAAAAGTATTAGCTGGAGATTTCAAAGAAATAGGACCCATTGAGACAGCAGAGCTGGTTATAAAGCCATCAACTCAAGCCAAAGACTTAAAGCCAATAATTGATTACTACAAAGCAAATGATACTGTTGGATATAATAAAATTAAAAGTTTTTACATTAATAGAATGATTGATGATTTTGGTGAATCAGTCATGACTGATGGTAAAACTCTTAATGCTTTTGCAGATAGAATCTTAAAACAAGCTGATGGTGGTAAACTTCAAGTTGTATTTGGAGAAGAGATGGGTAAAAGCATGGAAGAGTTTGCTAAGATACTTAAATTTAA